GCGACGCCGGCGAGCGCCACGGCGATGAACACCCAGCGCAGCGTGTCGAGGTAGGGAACCAGCGGCAGAATGGCGGACTGGGTCTCGGCCAGGACGTTCTGCGCCACCTCGACGCCCGCGGCGCCAAGGGTCGCCACTCCTGCGGCGCCGCTGCCCTTCATCGTACGGCTATCGGCCAGCACTTCGCGTGCGGGCGGCGTTTCCTCGGCGAACGCGGTCGGCTGATCCGGGAAGCGCTCTCCCCACTGACGCGCCGGGCCGAGATCGATGTGCATAAATCCCGAGCGCGGGTAGAAACCAAAACCGAGGAAGCCCACCGCCCGCGCCGCGGCCTCGAACGCGACCGGATCGTGGTTGGCCATGGCGATGTCGAAGGCCGCGCCATCCATGTGCCTGGAGCGCGGCGCGCCGCCGACGGCCTTGTTGTGCGCCGGACTGCGGTAAGCGGAGCGGACGATGAGCGGCTTGCCGAGCCGGTCACGGAGCGCCTGAAGCTTGTCCAGCGCCTCCTCGTTGATGCGCAGCGACCCGCTGCCGCGACAGGCGATCTCGGCGGGAGAGAAGTTCTTCCAGCGCCAGGCGCCCTCGGGCACATCGCGCCAGTAGTTGAAGTAGCTCGTCGTCATCGGCGGTCTCCGGACACAAAAAAGCCCGCCGAGCGGCGGGCTGGTGGGGTGAGGGTCGGCAGGGCCGGTCAGGGGCCGTTGCCAAATAGCTTCAGCTTGATGGCGATGCCGGCCATCAGGGCGAGCAGGATTCCGGTGGTGATCAGCCGCACGGTCGTCTGGACGGCCGTGCGCCTGGCGAGCCTGAGGCTGCCCAGGAGGGACCGAAGCTCACGGATGTCGATTGCAGCGTCGTCGCCGTCCAGCCCGACATCTTCGAGAGCCTTCCTTGCGCCGCGCTCTGCGGCCAGCTCCAGCAATTGCTCGAACTCGGCTTCGGGCATTACGATGTGGCCGTCGCCGACGGTCGGACGGTTCATGCGATCTTCCTCTCGTCGATGACTACGCGGCCAGATCGGCCTCATGGACGCGGGCGTCCTCGCCCACGGCGGTGATCTCGACCTGTTCCCCGCGAGGGCGGATCGCGATGACCCGAGCGCGCAGGCTCCAGGCCTCGCCGACACCGAAGGCAAAGTGCGTCCGCTCTTCCGATGCGCCGGTGTAGGGTGTGAAGTCGAGATCCTCGGCGAGGACGACACGCCGATCGTCGGCCCCCGGACCGACCGGCCAGGGCCCGCTCACCGTCCCGTCGCGCCGGCGCAGCGCGATGTAGTGCGTTTCGTCGTCGGTCCATTCCAGCGGCTCGGAGAGTTCGAGCGTGCGGGACTCGGATTCCCAGGCGACGACCTCACCGCCCTGGCCCCAGCGGGGCATGTCGTGGGCGACGGCGATGAGATCGCCATAGGTCGGGATCAACCCCTCCAGCTCGGTGCGGAAGCTCACCATGCGGCGGCGATACCGGTTGGCCGCCGCCATGTAGAGACCTTCCCGGAGTGCCTGCGCCTCGGCCGTGCAGCCGAACAGCTCGACCTTGGCCGGCTGGTCGGCAGCGCTGTCGGGGAGACTCGCGATGATCTCATCGGGCGCCCAGATGCGCGCCGAGAAATACTCGACCGTGACCGCGTCCGCGGTGTCCTCGCCCGGCATCAGGTATTGGACCTTGAGGCTGCCCTTGACGATGTTGCGGGGGCCGAAGAGCGCCACGGGCAAGGTCCGCGCTTCGTCCCGCACCAGCCGCAGGATGCCGCCCTGCAGGAACGGCACCGCCCGGCCGACGCGGGCGATGCGCGTCAACGCTTCCCAAACGGTGACACCCTGATCGAAGACGGCGTCGAAGCGGTCGTCCCGGCCCTGCCACAAGCCATCCAGCGCATGGAGCGCCGCCAGGTCGATGCGCGCGTCCGGCAGATCGGCGCCATAATGGGCGCGGGCGGCATCGGCGAAGGCCCAGGCGATGGACCGCGTCGGCTGCGGCGACGACCAGCCGGCGACCGGATCCCACACTGGGAGTCTGCGGGTCAGGATGCAGTTCACCAGCCGCGACGAGCGCTGGGACAGGTTGTCGGTCGCGCGCATGCGCACCGCAAGCAGAGTGATGTCCCCGAACACGGGCTCGCCTGAGAGGAACGCCTTCAGCCCCTGCCAGCGGATCTCGTGTCCGGCACGGGCGTCGGTATCCTTGGCGTCGGTCCGCCTGAGACGAACCTCGTAGCGGCCGCTCGCGACCGGATAGCGGTCGCTTCGCCGCTGGGCGGTGTTCGTGGCGGCAGTGACGCTTTCCGCCCCCAGCTGCACCCAGCCGCCGAGGGCGACGCCATCCTCGTCGATCGCGCGCGCCTCCACCTCCCAGTCGATGGTGCGCGGATCGAGCCCGCCCGAGGTGTTGGCGTAGTAGAGGCCGCGCGGCATCACTAGGTCGATGCCGATCTCCTCGGCGGCAGTGCCGGCGGGGTTGGCGGCGAAAGGGCCGATCCAGCCGTCGTCGCCGGCCTCCAGCTCGTTGGTGCCCTTGAGCTCCTGGCCCGCAACTTCGGCCGCCGTGGTCACATCGGCCTCGAACAGCGTCACCGGATCGCCGGGTGCGACGATCTCGTAGGTCACCTCCTCGAAGGAGCTGATCGGCGTGTCCTCGATGCGGACCTGCTCGAGGTCGTACTCGCCCTGACCGATGCAGTGCAGCTGATGGAGGTACTGCTCGTTGCCGGAATATTCGGTCCAGGGCGTCGCGGCGAGGTCGGGATAGACCAGGTGACGCCCGTAGATGACGGGGATCGGCTGGCCGAGGCGGGCCTGATTGCCCTGGGACTGCAAGGCGTAGGTCGGGCTCGGTGCGGGCGTGCTGCCGAAGGAGCCGCCGAAGCTCGGCGCAGGCGGTTTGGGCGGCGGGACCAGCACGTTCACCAGCGTGGCGCCGGCGAGCCCGACGGCGGCGGTGATCAGGGAGGTGCCGATGGTGGACGTGATGCCGATGGCGCCGGCGATGGCGCCGCCGATCGCGGGTGCCGCCACCATGACGGCGATCATGAGCACCGTGCGCAGCGGGTTCTTGCCGCCGCCCCCTCCGCCTCCGCCGCCCTGGGGCAAGGAGACGAAGATCACCACGTCGGATGCGCCGATCTCCAGAACCGGCCAGTCCGCGCGCAGCACGGGCTCGCCATTGCGCAGACAGATCGTCGGACGCTCGAACTCCTCGATCCCGTGCGCATCGAGCCAGGCGCGGATGGTCGTGCCGGCGGCAACCGGCAGCACGTCGCGACCCCGCTCCGGACAGAACGGGTTGCGCAGCATGATGACGACGGCGGTCACGAGCTTTCTCCGGTGAAACGATAGAAGCCCTCGATCCGCCATCCCTGGAGGTCGAGGTCGCGGGGGTTTTGGAACGCGACACCGATCCCATGGGCCGCATGCAAGACGCCGCCGCCATCGACATCGAGCCAGAGGCCGACATGGACCGGGTGGCGCGACTGGCGCATCAGGACCGCATCGCCCTCGCGGGGCTTGGCCACGAGGCGCCAGCGCCGGCGCTCGGGATGGTCCCGGAAGGCATCGAGCACCCTGCGCAGGTCGGCCGCATCGACCGGGATCTCGGGCACCTCGATGCCGAAGCGTTCGCGCCAGCAGAACCGGACCAGGCCCCAGCAATCGAATGCATCTGGCCCGCGCCCGCCCGCCTGCCACGGCCGGCCGATCAGCTCTTCCGCCCAGTGCATGGGATTATCGCGTCAGTCCGGGGAACCGCCTGGCGGTATAGGTCTCCGCCGGGAAGGCCTTGTTGCCGATGTCGAGCATGCGGGCGCGCCCGGTGACCCGGAACACGTCCGCCTCGACCTCGGTCAGGATGAGGGTGATCGGCGGGTCCATCTGCGGCCCCTCCAGGTAGGTTGAGAGATAGGGACGGTAGGTCACCTCGATCTTGTCCTGGCTGGTCGCGGCCGCATCGAGGTGGCGGACGATCTCCCGGCTGACATTGTCGAGAGTGACGGCGATCTCCGGCACCGGCGCGGTATCGACCGGCGGCAGTTCGAGCTCGAAGCCCATGGCGACGAAACGCACCCAGCCGCCGCCGTCGACGGGGGCATCCGCTTCGAGACGCGCCCAGAGGTCGACGTGGTCGCGCACGACGCGGATCGCGGTCGGCTGGCCGTCATCGTCCAGGAAGGACGGATGGCGCAGTTCGAGCGTGTGCAGGATGACGGTGTCGGAGGGCGCGGAGGCGTAGGCCTCCCGGATCGCCTGCTCAAGTGCGGGATCCGGCATCGTCGTCCTCCATCAGATCGGGCTTGGGATGGGCGCGTTTGACGGCGAGCCACTTGCCGAGAAGCTCGTCCATCTCCTTGGGCAGGCCGGTGCCATTCAGGCGCAGCTGGTTGAAGGCTTTGAGGATCGTGTCGAGCTGCTCGCCGATCGGCGGGTACTCGACCTCGCGCGCCTCCCGGTAGCGCCGGTAGGGATGGCCGAAGGTCCGGATGAGCTCGGCCACCTCGGGCTCCGCCTTCGGATCGTGGACCTGCAGGTCGATGCGCGCGTCCTGGCCGTCGGGGATCGGGTGATACAAGACCGCGTAGTGCCGCCCGTCGACGAGGCAGAGATGCTCCCAGGTGTTGGGCTCCTCGGGCACGTCCGGGGGCTGGAAGAAGCCGCCGGCCTCTTCCGTATAAGAGATGAACAGTCGCATGGGTCAGGCCCCGAGCTTGGCGTTGATCTCGATCGGCCAGTACGGGTTCCGCTGCGAGTAACCGCCGTTCCAATAGACGTTGTAGGTCACGTACCAGGTGCCGGCGCCCCAGCAGGTGCCGTCTTCGCCGAGCCAGAGATTGGCGCCGTTGTCCGAGCCGATGGAGTGTGCATCGACGTCGATCACCTTCGCGGCCAGACCCGGCGCATTCCACCAGTAGGAATTCGCCGCGAACAACGCCCCGCCGCGCTGACCGTTGTTGTTGCGCCCGCCGCAGAGCGTGGTGCCGTCGTCGAAGAGTGCCACCAGATGCGTGGTCGAGCCGCGGCCCGCCAGGTCGATCTTGAGAAGTTCGCCCGGCGCAACCCCGGTCCCGAGGGTGAGGTCGATCTCGTAGACGCCAGCATAAGTCCCGCTCGACCGATTTTCCGAGAGCTGGCCATAGCCTGAGTAGCCACCGCCGAAGAGGCGGTTGTCCTCGGTCTTCACATAGCTGGTGCCGTAGCTGTTGCCGCCGCCCCAGACGTCGACCACCTTGCCGTAGGCCTCACCCGCCCCGAACCCCGGAATGAACTGGGCCGCGTTGGTGCCGGCGGTCGATCCCGTCATCGCCTGGCCATAGCCGGAGTAGCCGGCGAAGGCGACGGTGCCGTCGGCGAACAGGAACAGCGCCTGGCCGTTGTCGCCGCCGCCCCAGGCGGCGATCTTGATGCAGACCTTGTCGGCGAAGAGCTGGTTGCCGCTGGTCCCAAACTGGACCGGCCGAAAGTAGGTCTGATTGTTCCCGTAGCTGTCGCCCATGGGATAGTTGTTGTTCCGCCCGGCCGCCCAGACCTTGCCGGCGGTGTCGATGTACCAGACCGTGCCGTACTGATCGCAGGCTGCGGTCACGTAGATCGCGTCGGTGACCGGGACGATGCCGCTTTCGCCGCGTGACGGGAGACCCTCGCGGTAGCACTGGTGCGGCGAGTAGGTCTCCGCCGAATTGGTGGTGGCGTTGTTCGTCGCGGTCTGGCCATAGCCGTTGTAGCCCCAGCCCCAGAGGCGGCCGTCGTCGGTCAGCGCGTAATAGGTGATGGCGGTACTGTCCTGGCCGTTCACCGTGCCGGCGATCTGCACGATCTTGCGACCGTTCTTGTAGATGCGCTGGTCCTCCTGGATGCCCTCGTAGGACTGCCAGCCGACCATGCGCCAGCCCGCGCGGTTCGAGGCGCCGCCGTCGCCGCACTGGCCGTGGCCGCTGTAACCGCAGGCGAACGCGACGCCGCACTTGAGCAGCACCACCTTGGTGTAACCGGGAATGGCGCCGACGATATGAAAGGCGTCGCGCTCCTTCCAGTGATGACGGGTGTCGTAGCCGCCGTAGTTGGCCGGCCAGGCGTCGGGGTCCATGCGCCCCTCGGCGATCGCCCGAATCCAGTTCGACTGCACCCCGAGCCACTGGATCGGATCGGACAGGATATAGCCGTGCTGGACGTAGCCGCCGCCATTGCCATCGCCGAGATCGGAGTACTGGTTCGAGCCAGACATCGCGACCTTGGTGTGATCGACGATGAGGAGGCCCTGGCTGTTCTCCTGCGTGATCGACGGGCCCGTCACCACCTCGTGGCTGAACGGCTTGGGCGTACGGGTGTTGTGGCGGAACACATGCGGGTTGAGCGCCCGCTGGCCCTTGCTGTTGGCGATGGGGCCGGGGAAGAGCGTCACCCGGTGGTGCCCGCCCCTGCTGCGCCCGATGGTGATCGAACCGCCGCCGGCCTTGCGCTCGGCCCGCGGCAGGTCGGCTGTGATCGTGGAATTGCTCATCAGTAGTCGCCGCCGAAGAAGCCGATATGGACGTTGCCGGTCGTGACCGCATTGGCGTTGGCCGGGATCCGCGCCGCGAGCGGTTCTTTCAGCAGCAGCCAGCGGTCGCCCGTGAGGTCCAGCCACGGCATCTGCTCGAGGTCGAGCCCGGCGACCGAAGGGGAGCCGTCGAACCCGGCGCGGGCCGGGACCTCCATCGACCAAAGGGGGCGCCAGCGGTAGGCGTCGATGGTGACGCCGAGCTGCTGCGTGATGGCGTTGCCCGGCGTGTTCTCCAGATTGAGCACGTCGAAGATGCCGGAGCCGGGCGTCTGCTCCCCGGTCCCGGTCATGCGGTAATCGCCCCGGTTGACCGTGGCGACGTTCCAGAGCGTCAGCACTTGCAGGTTCTCAGTGATCGCCCAGGACTGATCGTCGGTCCGGGTCACGGTGAAGGGGTCCGTGGCCGGCGTGGCGCCGGGGACGATGTTCACCTCGACGCCGGAGAACACGATGTCGAAGGTGCCGAACTCCACGAGAGCCGCGGCATCGCCGTCGTTGCCGAGAACGATCGCATGCAGGCGCGTGCCATTGGCGCCGGGTGTGAAGACGGTCTGGGCCGCGTTGCCCATGTCGGCGCGCAGAACCGCGCCATCCTGGCGGTACGCCGCCACGAAGATCGGCTGATTGGCCATCTTGGTCCTCGTTCAGGTCAGATGAAGCTGCGCGCCAGCGCCACCAGGGCGCCGGCATGGATCTGCGGGGCCAGATCCAGCGACAGCCGTTCGTCACCGCCGGGATCGACGACGGCAGCGCCCAGCCCGAGTCCCGCCTCGATCTTTGCGACCAGTCGACCAGGCGCGCTGTCGGTGGCGCTCACGGCGACGGTTCCGACAACCGCCAGCGCGGCATCGCGGGCATCCAGCGCTTCGTCCCGGGCAAGTTCGGCCGCCGTCTGAGCGGTCTCGGCCGCGTCGACCGCCTGGGTGATGTCGCTCATGTGGTCGTCGACGCTCGCCTCCACGTCGACGATGACCTTGGCGACGCTCTTGACCGGACCGTTCTCGGTGGTGACCGTCGTCTGCGCGTCGCCGTGGACGATCTCGTGCAAGAGCAGGCTGTCGGCGTGCGCGCGGTCGGCCGCCGCGCGCAGATCGGCTTCGATGGTCATGGACGTCTCCGGTTACCAGGCGTGCGGCCCCGGCAGGGTCGTGTGGATCAGCGTGTGCAGGGCGTCGACGCCGCCGAGCAGCCCCTGCAGGTCCTCTTCCAGCAGGATCGCCATGGCGCCTTCGCTGAGTGTCGGGCGCTCGCGGATCTCCAGCTCGCTCCGGACCTCCCACAGGATCCCCGCGACGATCCGGGCCTCGAACTGGCGCGTGAAGCGCGCTTCCTGCGGCAACAGGCCGAGACCGCCCTTGAGGTCGATCTCGAACCACTCGCCGCCCTCCTTGGCGGTCCAACGGTACCAGGCCTCGAACAGGGCGAACTGCTCACGCCGCAGCACCCAGCGCACGGTGATGCGGCTCGGCACCTGCGTGTACCGCCTGCGTTGCCGCGCCGGCCCCGCCTCCATCTCCGTTCGCAGGATGGCCTCGCCCGGCCGGATGCCGTAGCCGTCGATGGTCGGCAGGGGCAGTCGTTCCGGCCAACGGTTCGTCATTCACCATTCGGGCCCGAAGCCCGCCCTCGTCAACGGTAGCTGCCAGCCGCCGGGTTGAGGCCGTAGCGGCGCTCCAGCGTCGGCGCGATGCCTTCGCCGCGCCCGACATTGCGGGCAATGCGGCCCTCGACCTGCTCGATCATGATGTCGAGGGTGAGATTGCCGTTGCCGTCCCGGCGCCAATCGGCATTGGCTTCCGTGCCCGGCGCCGCGTTGCGGACGTTCACCGCCACATTGACCACCGGGCGCTCGCCCGAGGCCGGCGCCAGCGCCCGCATCTGTTCGGGCGTGAACACGCCCTCGCCGCGGCGGGCGATGATGGGAACCTCGCCGGCGACGATCCCGCCGCCATGGAACCGCGGCGCCCGGTCGAAGGCGGCAGCCGGGACCATGCGGCGGGGCAGCACATCGGCGCCGATGATGCCGCCGCCATGGGCGACCATGACGGGGCCCGGTGCGGGGAAGTCCCCGACGGGTCCCGTGGTGCCGCTTCCCCCGAACAGGCCGCCGAAGATGGCGCCGCCGAGATCGGCGAAGATGCTCTCGAACAGCCCGCCCAGAGGCTTGATCACCGCCATGCGCCAGGCGGCGCGCAGTGCTTCCTCGGCGATGCTGTTGAACAGATCGGCCGCCGACAGCTTGCCCGTCATGGCCCACTCGACGAAGGCGTCCTCGCTCGCCTGCAATGCCCTCGTCGTCGCCTGCTCGAACTGGCGGGCGGCATCGCCCGCCTCGTCGAGATAGTCGCGGATGGCCCGCTGGACGCCTGCCGACCAATCGCGGCTGGCGCGCAGCATCCGGTCGTAGGCCTCTTCACTGGCAGCCGTGAAGGTCTCCTGGCTGATGGCGCCCGCCTCGAGCAGCGCATTGAGCTCGCGGATCTCGTCGGCATAGGCCTGCTGGGCCGTCCGCAGGCTGCGGGTCAGCGATTCGCCTTTCTCCCGGAGCTTGCGCGCCTCCTCCTCGGCCTTGTTGCGGGCCTCGATCGCCTGGCGTTCGTCGAAGAGCGCCCCCGCCAGCTCGCGCACCCGCGCGCGCTCCGCCGCCGTCGCCTCCGCCGACAGCCGCCGCAGCGCCTGGGAGACGAAGCGTTCCCGGTCCGTCATCGTTAGCTCGTCACGTTCCGCGCGGAGGCCTTCGATGACCCGCTGGTTGGCCTGACGCTGGCGAGTCGCCGCCTCCTCTTCGCGACGGGCATGCTCGGCCAGACGCGCATCCCGCAGCGCGGCGGCGTCCAGCATGATCTGTTCGACGCGGTCGAGGTTCGAGCCGTCGGGCGCGATCAGGGTCTGCATCTGGGCGACGAGCCGCTCATACTCGGCGCGGATCCGGTCGGCCCCCTCGTGACGGGCTTCGAACAGCTGGCGCTGCAGATCCTGCTCGATCCGGGCGATGCGCCGCGCGCGCTCCTCCGCCGAGGCGACATCGCCCTCGATGGCATCCGGCGTCGAGCGCGTATCGGTATCGACGCGGTCGGGCGTGTTGCGCTCCGCCTCGGCCTGCATCCAGGCGAGCTTCGCCGCCCACTGGCGGTACTGCGCGACCCGCTCCTGAAGACGGCGTTCGAGCGCCTGCCGGCGGCCCCAGGCGATCGGGTCGTCGAGGAAGGAGACATCGCCGATCTCGTTCAGCTCGCGGGCGATCTCCTGCAGTTCCCGGCGCCGTTCCTCGACGATGCGCCGAGTCGAACGCAGGCTCAGCCCCTCGAAGTTGAAGTCCCCCTGCAGGACCAGCTTCAGCTGCTCGTAGGCGACGCCGGCATCGGCCGCGAGTTCCGCAAGGCCCGAGGACAGGTCGGCGATCAGCGGCGAGAGGTCGAGGACGGCACGCGTCAGATTGGCCGAGATCACCTTACCCAGCGTGTCCAGTTCGTCTTTGGCTTTCTCGGCGTTGCGGATCAGGTCCTCTTCGAGAACGATGCCGAGATCGCGGGCGCGCTGGCGCATATCCGCGAGCCCATCGGCGCCGCGGTTCAGCATATTCACCATCGCCACGCCTTCGCTGTCGAACAGCTTGAAGGCGAGGCGCAGCCGCTCGGCCGGATCCTCGACCGCGCGCAAGGCTTCAGCGACATCGTCGAGCAGGTTTTCCGAGCGCCGGATATGGCCGTCCTGGTCGCGTAGCGCGATGCCCATGCTGGCCAGCGCTTCCTTGGCCTCACCGGTGCCGCGCGCCGCTTCCCCGACCCGGCGCGTGAAGCGTTGCAGCGCCATGTCGAGGGTGTTCTGCTCGACCCCCGCCAGGCTCGCCGCGTAGCGGAGTTCCTGCAACGCCTCGACACCGATGCCGAGCTTGTCGGCCGTCTTGCCGATGGCGTCGGCCGCTTCCAGCGAGCGGTTGATCAGCGCCGACAGGCCGCCGACCGTGGCGATGCCGGCGATCGCACCGCCCAGCAGCCGAATGCCGCTGCGCAGGGACGCGGCGCGCTCGGCGAGCGATCCAAGGCCGCGCGATGCCACGCCCGAGGCGCGGTCGATCTTCTTGAGGGATCGGTCGCCGCTCTCGCCGACCCCGCGCAGTTCGGCCTGGACCCGACCGCCGCCGTCGACGCGCAGGCGCACCGCGTATTGATGTGTCGTCTTGGCCATGGGTCAGTCCGGTCGCTGGCTTTTCAAGGCTTCGAGCATCCCGAGTTCGGCGGCAGGCAGAAGCTCCGAGAGGACGGTCGCGTCGAAGCCGCGGGCACGCGCGATGTCGAGCAAGGCCGGCTGGTCGAAGCCGACGACCTGGCCCGTCGGGCCGACGCGCAGCTGGCTGCCGTGTTCGCTCACCAGCAGAAAGAGGGCGTGCTCCTCTTCCGACCGGGGCGCGTGCTCCCGGTAGGGGCAGCGCTCGGCCGCGCTTATGCCTTCGCCTTCGGCGCAGGGACTTCCTTCCTGGCGGCACCCTTCGCAGTAGTCGGGCCCTCCGCCGAAGTGCCAGCGGCAGAGAGCCCGGATCCGTTTTTTGCTGCGGTGAGCAGCACCTGCCGGAGGGTGAACTCCTGGAAGAACCGCTCGCCCACAGGGTAGAGATCCATCAGGGCGGCGACGTTCTCCGGCGTCGGGTCGGCCGGCCCGTTGTCGCCCTCCACGCCGTCCCAGCCGACGATGTGCCGGCGCGCGAGCTCCTTGATCAGCAGCGCCTGGTAGAGCCCGTCCCGCGCCGCGTCGTCGTCGAGGGCGGGAAGCTCCTCCACGGACAAGCCGTTCTCCCTGCGCTCGCGCAGATCGCTCTCGATCCGCTCCAGCAGGCGGCGTGCGGCCGACTGCGCCGCGGCCATCGCGGTCGTGGTGAGCGGCGTCACCGTCGCGCGGACCCCATAGGGCAGCTCGATCTCGAACGGCTCACGCGACGCCTTGAGTGAAATCATCCCCGTCTCCTTACAGGTAATCGCTTCCGTCGAGGTCGTTCACCAGGGTCACCGTCAGCATCCGCCCGACCGCCTCGTTGCGCGCTCCCTGGAAATCGAAGCTGGCCTGAACCCCACCCGGACCCTCGATGGCGAGCTTTGGTTTCGGCAGATAGACCTCGTGCGCATCGAACGTGACCGAGAGGCCGGCGCCTAGGCTGTAGGAAAAGGAGAGGTCGACCGGCGTTCCGTCCGTCGCCAGATCGATCAGCGTGGTATCGGCGAAACGCACGTCGATCCGTCCCGTCAACGCCGCAACGGTTGGGTCCGCGCCGTCGATCTTGCCGTCGGAGCGGATGGTCTCGATCTTTTCCAGATTGTTCGAATAGGTGAGCGAGCCCGCCGTGAGGTTGGCGATCGACGAGCCGGCCCGGCTGATCGCCCCCTGGAACTGGCTGACCCGCTGGAAGGCGAGTGTCGCAGGGGTCCCGCCCTGGCTCGAACTGAAGCGATTCTCGCCCTGGGCGACGCACTGGAGCGTCGCCGCAGCGGCGCCCGAGCGCTGGAAGTCGAGCGCCATCGAGCCCACGACCAGCCCTGCGTGCTGGAAATACGCCGGCACCTGGGGCATGCCGACCTCGACGGTGTAGCTCGGCAGGCTCTCCTGGCCGGAGGCGAACACGTGATCGTAGGTGCCGTCGCCGTTGTCGGTGGTGACCGGATCGCCCAAGAGGCCGGTGAGCCAGATGCCGAGATAGCGCATGTCGACGGGCACGACGATGTCGCCCTCGTCCATGATGGCGTCGCGCAACGGCGCCAGCGGATCGCGCCCCTGTCCGAGGACCGGATCGTCGATCAGTCCCTGCTCGGAGCCGACCGAACAGCGGTTGAAGGGCATGCGACGGAAGCCGCTCGCCGCCGCCTGACCATAGGTGCTCTCGCGGGCGACGAGCAGCGTCGCGCTCGAACCATAGGCTCGCGCCATGACATGTTCTCCTGAATGTTGCTGATGGGCCTCAGCCGAGCGGGCTGGGCGCCTCGTAGTCCAGCACCAGCGTGATCGTGCCGGTCTTGATCGCCGGCCCGCCCTCGACGGCGTCCGTCATGACCTCCGGACGGCCGTACGTCATGCCGAAGATCAGCCCGCCGATCGTCGGGTCGGCATCGAGCGCAGCGCCGATGGCCGTGACCAGGTCGTCGAAGGTCTGGTCACGGATCGCCTGGTCGCCGGACTCCGCATAGAGTTCCAGCTCCACCGCGTGGCGGTAGTAGACCGGCGCGAACCCGCCGAGCGCCTGTTCGGGCTCGCCGGGATCGCCGTCGCGCACGACCACGAGCCCGCCCTCCGGGATTCGTTCCGGGAGCGCGCTGTTCCGTTCGACGCCGATGTCCGGCAACTGGCGGAGTCGATCGGCCAGAGCGATCAGCACCTGTTCGGATCGGGACGCCATGGCTCACTCCGCGCTCATGTGCCGGTCGATCAGCAGCGGCAGGGCGCGTGTCCACTTTGCCGCGGCCCTCTCGACGTCGAGGCGTTTCGGCATGCGGACCTGCGGCACCAGCACGAACATCACCACCGTGGACATGCCGGCCTTCATCCGGCCGGATTTGGTGAACGCGCCGCCTTTTGCCCGGCGGCCGATCCGGCCCGTGCCGGCGTTGACGCGGACGCCGTCGACCACCAGGAGCGACGGCCGGCCGCGCCGGTAGACGAACCGCAGCGGCCCGAACCGGTGCTCTGGAAAGTTCGACGGGTTGATGCGCTTGCCGCCGACCCCGCGCTTCGGCGCGGCAGGCGTCGGAATGGCGAGCCAGAAGCCGTTGCGGCTCTTGATCACCGTGCCCTCATTGAAGACCCGCACGATGTGCGGCGCCTTCGACCAGACCAGGCTTGCCGCGTCATGGCCCTTGTTCGGGTAGGTCCGCGACCGCCAGGCCCGTGCGAGGCGAACCCCGAGACCGGCGGTCAGGACCTGCTTGCGCAGATCCTGCTTCAGACCCTCGCCGGCATCGCCGACACCGGCTTCGACCGCCTTGGCGATGCGCCCGGCCTCGGCCTCCAGGTCACGGCGGACGGCTTCGCCGAGTGCGGCAAAACCCGGAAGGATCCTGTTCGCCATCACTGAGGCCGCACGTCGAGGGTCCAGATCAGCCGTTCGGGATCGCGCACCGGCTCTCCCTGGACGACCAGCATCTGGCCATCGACCTCGATGGTGTCGCCCGGTCGAGGCTGCTCGATCGCCGCGACGAGCACGTCGACCAGCGTGGTCTCGGCATGCAGCCGGGTCTCCCCGAACTCGATGACCTGATCCGGACGCCGGGCGAAGATGCGCAGCGGCACGCCGTCTCCGATCCCGCCCGGGCGATAGACGGCCGAGCGCGCGAGGTTGGGATCATTGAACAGCACCTCCAGGGCTGCGGCGATCGCCGACATCAGAAGCTGCCGTTGAGCCGCACCCGTCCGATGGTATCGGACGCACCGCCGCCGACGGCATCCACCGCGACGCCGATCGCCGTATTCCCGGAGGCGGTCTTCGTCGCCACCTTGGCGGTGTTGTCCCAATAGACCTTGTCGCCGACCGCCCAGGCCTGCGATGCCGCCTTGGTCAGATCGAAGATGCCGACGAGGGTAGCCTCGACCGTCTCGCCATTGATGGCATTCCCGGCGGCAATACCGAAGACGGCGCCGACGAGCAGGCCGTCGCCGGACGCGACGTCGTAGGGCGCGGTGAGGGTGATCGTGTTGCCGGGCTGGACATAGTTCTTCATCGTGTGGGTCCTCTTGAAAGGCGAAGGGCGGCTCCCCGCAGGCGAAGGCCTGCAATACGAGGGGTTCCGCCCGTCTCGTCAGGGTTCAGATGTCAGGGGGTGGTCCGGCTTATGCGCCCGGGTTCTTGTAGAGACCGCGCCAGTCGATGGCCTTGGCGCCGAAGTCGAGGCGGCACTTGATCTCGACGCCGTCGACGTCGAAGCCGTTTCGGGTCTCGATGTAGGCGCCCTGCTGGCCTTCGAGATAGGCGTACTCGATCGTATCGATCTGGTTTGGCGAGGCGGCCAGATACCAGGCGGTCTCGCTCGCCCCGTCGAGCCGCGGCTCGGCGATCGGCGACAGCGTGCGGATCGATTGCGGCACCACGTTCCCGCTCTGCGCGGGCACGAGGTTCTGCGCCACCAGTTGCTCGGCTTTGAGTTCGAGGGCCGCCGGCACGATCAGGAAGGCGGGCCGGATGTTCAGCACCGTCTTCTTGTCGAGGCCGGTCTGCTTGCGCATGGCTGCGCGCGCCGCACCCACGCTGTCCACCCCGAGCGCCGCGCCGGAGCCGGCGAGGTTCTTGTGGTTGGCATGGAACAGCGCCGTCCCGTCCGCCATCGCCGGGTTCGCGGTGACGATGTCCCAGACCACGTCGCTCTCCAGCTGGGCGATGGCGTTGCCGTACATCGCCGGGATCCGGGTGAAGGCGTCGAGATCGTCGTTGATCAGAACCTGCCGGGTGATGGCGACCACGCGGCCGTAGGTCTCGATGCGGTAGCTCTCCTTCGATTCGCCGAGCGTGCCGCGCTTGAACTCGCCGCTCTCCCCCACCTTGAGAAGCTGCGGTGCCTCACCCAGCTGGACCCGGTGCATGGCCTTGAAATCCGTGGCGAGCACCTGGCGGCAGAAGAGCGGGAAGGTCCGCGGATAGGCCTCGTAGGCCTGCCGCAGCGTCTTGTTGGTGACCGCCGCGAGGATCTCGGGGAAGTCCGAGGTCGAGTGCAGGGCGCGGGTCGCCACCTCGTCGCGCGACAGCCCGCGCGTGCTGGCCCCCACGGTCTCCAGGCTTTCGCGGGCGAGCTCCATCAGCGTCATTCCGCGGTACTCGCGGGCCGCATCCTCCAGCGGGAACAGTGTCGGGCTGTAGCGGTGCAGCAACGCATTGACGACAGCCTCGCGGCGGGTCACCGTCGCGTCGCGACCGCCCAGCGGTACCGAGACATGGCCGAAGGTCCGGGTCTCGTCGGACTGCGCCGCGACCTGATCGAGGATCAGCCGGCGCGCCTCGTCGATGGAAACACCGCGCTTGATCAGGTCGTCGGCGAAGCCGCGCTCGAGGTGCAGCTTGTCGGCAAGGCCGTGGATCGTGGAGACGCGCTCGCGCTCCTGCGCGCGGGCCTCGGTCACCAGCGCGTCGGTGTCGGCGCTGCGGGTCTGCTCCTGGGGCTTCGGATCGGGTGCGGCCTTCGACTGGCAGCGGACGCCCGTGTCCTTCGGCTGCGCCCGGGTCCCTGCGCCATTCGCCTCGGTGGTCTTCTCGATGGTCTTCTCCGCAGGCGCGTCGGTCGCGGCGCGGGTCGTCTCTTCGGTCTGATCGGTGTCGTGCATCACATTGGTCCTCTGCTGGGATTGGCCTGCGGCGCTGCGATGCAGGACGCAGTCATGGAGGTTCTGGTTGGCGCGGAAGCCGGCGGCAGGATCGGCGCCCACCGGTACGGCGGAGATCTCGAAGGGCGTCCAGTCGACGGCGCGCCAGAGCTCGCGGCCGCCCTCCGGCTTCGAGACTTCGTAGCGGTGAACCTGGTAGCCGATGGAGACCGCGCGGATGTGCCCGGCCTCGATGTCGCGCCAGATGTCGCCGACCCCATCACGCTCAGAGATCCGGATCCGAGCGATGCCCTGCCCGTTCTCGATCCGCGCGGAGCCCGGCACGACCGAGCCGATCACCGCATCGAGATCGTGCGCCTCGTGCACCTTCAGGAACGGCGCGCCGTTGTTCAGCCGTTCGAGGCGCACATGGTCGGGCGCCATGCTCAGCTCCTCGTCGTGCGGCTCGCCGAAGAGCGAGAGACGCCGCACCCGCGCGCCGGTCGACCAGATGACCTCGACGCTTCGGGTCTCGGGATCGATCGTGTTCGGGGAAAGCTCCGCCGCCCGGCGCAGGGCCGGCAGTTCGATCGTCTGCTCCATCAGGATTTCCTCGGATCAGGTCTCGTTGCCGTCCGGGTCATCAGGATCGGCTACACGGTCAGGTCCGGACGCGTCGTTCGTTTGCGCGCTGCCGGTCTTGGTGACGCGGCGCGGGTCGCTGTCGAGGACGAGGCCGAGTTCGTCGAGCTTGGCGTTCGTCGCCGCGATCTCGGCCAGCACCGCGTCGGGGTTGCGGCCCTGCCGGGCGATGGCCTCGGCCAGCGTCATGGTGCCCGAGCGGATAGCGAGCAGGTCCGCCATCGCGTCCTTCTGCGGATCGACCGCCTCGAACTTGGGCGGCGACCATTCGACGGGCACGTCCGCGGTCGGGATGCGCCCCGCCGCCCAGGCGGCTTCCGTGAACCAGCGCCAGACCGGCGCGCAGAACATCGGGATGAAGAGCTGCCACTGGACCGCATCGATCATCCGGCGGAACTCGACGAGCCCCGCCCGGATCGACGAGTAGTTCACCTGGCTCAGATCGCCGGTCAGCAGCTCGTAGGGCACGCGGAACCCCGCCGAGATCGTATGCAGGCTCGCGCGCTTGTACTCGCCATAGCCGCCGGTCGCGGCCGGCTGGTTGAAGCGGATGTCCTTGCCGCCGCGGGCATAGGCGATGAGGCCCGGCTCGAACTGCTCGACCCGGTTGCCGTCGGCGTCGACCACGGATGGCGCGATGCCCTGCTGCGCTTCCTCCTCGCCGAAGACGATCGCGGTGACGCAGGCCTCGGTCTTCTTGCGGACGATCTCGGCGACCTCGTAATCGTCGAGGTCGCGAAGGGCGCGGATCACCGGCGCACCCCAGGGCACGCCGCGCGCCTGCGTGCGCTGCTTCTCATAGACATGGGCGATCTCGGAGGCCGGGACCGCGCGGCTGGTAAACCCGCCAGTCAGGGCGTGCATCGCATCGCCCGGATGCGCGCCGAAGAGCCAGTAGGCCCGGCGCCGACCGAGCGCGTCGAACTCGATTCCCTGGACCGCCTGTCCCGACCCGAGCGCCCCGTTGCGGGTCGCGTCGAGGAAGTCGGCTTCCAGCAGCTGCAGCTGCACCGGCGGCATGACGCCGTCGCCGGCACGTCGCGGCCGGCGACGGACCAGCACCTCGCCGGCCTCGACCATCTCGCGACAGGCGAGCGTCTGCAGCCCGTAGAAGTCGAGCTGGCCGTCGGCGTCGCAGGCCCGTGCCCAGATCTCGAACAGCCGATCGACCTCGCGGTCGAGCGCGGCGTCTCCGCTTGCGGCGCGCGGCATGATGCCGGCGCCGACGATGTTGTTGACCAGCACCGAGACCGCCTTGGCCGCATGCGGGTTGTTGCGCACCAGGTCCCGCATCCGGTCGCGCAGGAGTGCGCCGGCCCGGCTAATCTCCGCGTCCGCCGAGGAGCCCGGCGCGCGCCAGCCATCGGTGCGCCGGCCGCGGGCCGCGCCCTCGTAGGAGCGGGCAAGCCCCTCGAAGGCCTGCCGCGCCAACACGCGCCGGGTGGCAGCCCGTGGGGCGACGGTCGCGATGGCCCGGTCGAACCAGGACACCGACATCAGCGGTCCCCGCGCGCGAAGCCGGCGAAACCGGCGATGGGGCGGTTCGCCGCGCCAGCGATCTGGCGCTCGATGGTCCGGATGCGCCCGAGCAGATCCTCGGCGGAACCGTATTCGACGGTCTTGCCGTCATAGCTCACTCGCGTGGTCCCACTCGCATAGGCGCGCCGGAGCGCCGCGAGTTCCGCTTCCGTCCAGTCCGCCATGTCCTGTTACCCTGTCGAGCCTTCGGCTCTCCGCGCCTCTTGCTCAGAACCAACCTTCACGCCGCCCGAGCCAGTCGGAGCGGCGTTTGCCTTGTGCGCCCGATGTCGGGCGACCGATCATGCCGGCCGGAGCGTCATTCCCGGTCGGAACGCCGAGCTGCGCCTCGAGATCTGCCCATGTCGCCTCGGGCCAGCGGTCCGCGCCCGCGATCCAGGCGGCGGCGCGCGCGTAGACCCGGCAGTCCAGCGCCTCGTTGCGTTCGCGCAGCTTCTGCCATTCGAGCCGGGCGAAGCCGCGCCGGTTCCTGACCGTCACCAGCTGCTCGGCGGTGAGCTGTTTGATCCACTCGGTATCGGCCCAGCCAGGTAGATGCACCGTGCCGGGCGCGAATGCGGCCCCTGCTTCGCGTTCTTCGGGCGTCGGGCGCGGCAGCCGCAGGAATCGGTAGGTCTCGGCCTTGAAGGTCGAGACCGCCACGGTCCACAGCCGCGCGCCGCGCCGCAGGCGCTTGCCGCCCGCCGTTGCATCCACATAGGTCGGCCCCGAGACCGGGCTCGCCCGGTTGAACCCTTCGAGGCCCTTCACCGGTGCCACCTGCGCGAAGCCGACCGAGCGCGCCCAGCCATAGACAGCGGCGGTCTCGTAGCCGGTGTCGATGGCGAGCCGGGCAAGCCCCAGCTCCGCGCCACCCGCATGCCGCCAGTTGCGCCCCAGAAGATCGGTCAGCGCCGCCCAGCTCTCCGGCCGGTCGGGCCCGCCCTCGATCACCACGTGGTCGACCAGCCAGCTTTCGAGCCCGCGGCCCCAGGCCCAGACATCGACCTCGATCCGGTCCTTCTGGACGTCGGCGCCGGCGGTCAGGAACAGGCCACCCGCGGGAACGGTCCCCGTCGGCCAGTCCTCCCGCCGTTCGGCGATCCGCTGCCAGTCGGGCGCATCGCCGGTCTCGATCCAGGTCTCGCCGAGCACCGTGTTGCGGAACACCCGCTCCGCCTCGTCGGACCCCGCCGCCGTCTCCTTGTCCCGCGCGATGTCGGCCCAGCTCTTCCACCCCGGCGGCGAATAGAGCGCCGAGAGATGAAACCCCACCGTGCGCGCATCGCGGGGCTCGGCGGTCGCCCGCCATTTGCCGGCCGCCAGCATCGCCGGCTTGTGGTGCTCCTCGATCCGCTCGTCGCAGGCATCGCAATGGTACGCCGCCGTCTCCGGTTTGCCCTTCTCCCAGCGCAGCCGCTCGAACCTGAGCCACTGCATCTCCCCGCAATGCGGGCACGGCACGAAGAACCGCCGCTGGTCGCTCGCCTCGTATTCGCGCTCGATCCGGCTCACGCCGCGGATCGTGGGCGTCGAGACGAGGAAGACCTTGCGCCGATGCGCGAAGGTCAGCGAGCGCGCCTCGGCGAGCCCGACCGGGTCGCCTTCCTCGTCGGCCGAGGCCGGATAGGCGTCGACCTCGTCGAGGAAGACGTAGCGCGCCGGCATCGAGCGCAGGCCCACGGCCGAATTGGCGCCGGTCATCACCAGAACGCCGCCCGGGAAGTCCTTCGACAGCTGCGTGTTGCCGCTCTCGCGCGCCCGCGCCGGGCGGACGCGCTCCTTCAGCGCCGGGCTCTCCTCGATCAATGGATCGATGCGCTGGCGCGAGTTGCGCTTGGCCAGTTCCACCGTCGGCTGGACCGCCAGCATCGGCCCCGGCGCATGGTGCATTACGAAGCCGATCCAGTTGTTGCCCGCCTCCGTCGCGCCGACCTGCGCGGCCTTCATGAACACCACCCGCTGGGTCGGATCGCCCGGGCTGAGCGCGTCCATGATCGCGCGCATGTAGGGCGTGCGCTCGGTGCGGTAGCGGCCGGGCTCGGCGCTCGCGCGCGAGCTCAGCCAACGATGCGTGTCCGACCATTCCGAAACCGTGAGCCAGGGGTCGGGCGTCAGCCCGCGGCCCCAAGCCCGGATCAGCGCCTCGGCGCCGTCGAACCCTTCGATCTCAGCCGAGAGCGATACGGGGCTGGGCGAGCTCGTCGAGGTGGGCGCGGACATGGGCCTCCAGAACCTTCTGCATGGCCGCCGTCTCCGTCCCCAACTCCGCCGCCATCAGCGCGGCGACCCGCGCCGGCCAGTTGACCCATGCGTCCCGCTCCTCGCGCGCGAGCCGAAACACCAGCGCCGTGGCGCGGTCGCGATCGACCAGTTCGCCCTTCAGCTTTGCAAGCCGGATACGCCGCTCCTGCGCCTTCAGCACCTCGTGCGCGGTCTTCGCCTGCAGGAAGGTCGTGCCGCCGCCGGTCACCGGCGCGGCCATCCCCTGTTCCTTGAGCGTATCGCCCACCGCCGAGACCGCCGCCTCCGGCACCGGCTTCATTCCGGATCGCGCCGATGCGGACTTCGGGCGGCTCTTCGACGGGTCGGTGGTCTCGGCCCGCTTCGCGTCGCTCGCCGCCGCGTCGATCGAACCATCGGCATGCAGGACGAGCCGGCCGGCGACCTTCGCCTTCTGGATCGCGCCGCGCGACAGCCCGACATGGGCGGCATATTGGCGCTCGCTCATGCCCTGCATGCGACCTCTAAAACAGCAATGAAATGATGCACTTATCTGCTTGATGGCGGCGCGGATCGGAGCCTGTATGGGGCCAGCACGATCAAGCCAGGAGCCAGACGATGACCACCACGATCCTTCCCACCCGCAACACCGAATGGGGCTTCTGGGGCACCATCGACCGGATCGACGACGATCTGGCCGCCGACGCACCCAAGGCCTGGACGCTCGCCTCGCAAGCCATCGCCGCCGCCACGGGCGTCTCCCCCGAAGGGGTGCGCGACTTCCTCGACAGCCGCCACGGCCGCCACTTCGCCGACGACGTCGCCAACTGGCTCGCCCGCGGCGACACGCTGAAGGACGCCATCGATGCCGCCGTCGCCCGCTGGATGGGCTGGCGCATCGACCGGCGCACCGAACGCGAGATGGGGATCCCGCGCGGGCTGCCGTATCTCACCGGGTTCGTCACTCACTGCGAGATTGAAGCCGAAGCGTTCGACTGACCCGCCGCTCAGACCGGCCTCCTGCCCCGCACCGCATGCGGTCGGGGCTCGGGGTGGTAGAAGAGGCGCGATGGTCGCGCCTCCCATTTCCGGAGGTCTAACGATGACTCAAATCCAGCTTTCCGATACCCAAGCCGTCATTCTCAGCGCCGCCTGTGCCCGGGACGACGGGCTCGTATTCCCCATCACCGCCAAGATCAAAGGCGGCGCGGTGGGCAACGTCTGCAAGAGCCTGCTCAAGCGGCGCCTGATCGAAGAGATTCCGGCGGTTGATCTCGACACGGTGTGGCGGCACGACGAGGCGAACGGTCCGATCACCCTGCGGGCGACGCCGCTTGCTTACTCCGCACTGGGAATCGTCGAGGACAGCGAACAAGGACCTGCACCCGATGGTGCTGATACTGTCTCACCAGAACCCGCGAAGTCCCGGCACGGCAGCAAACAAGCCCTACTTGTCGAGATGCTAAGGGACCCGGAAGGCGCAACGATCCAGCAGATCGTCGATGCCACGGGATGGCAACCCCACACGGTGCGCGGCGCCATCGCTGGGGCGGTCAAGAAGAAGCTCGGTCTCGACGTCACCTCCGAGAAGGTCGAGGGGCGCGGGCGGGTCTACAGGCTGCCGCCCGCCTGACGTGGCAACAGCTGCCAATCGCGGAGACCGCCGTCCTTCGGGGCGGCGGTTTCTCATCGGACGCCGCGCACCTGGATTGCTTCGAACAGCCGCCGCAGCGCAAACGACCGCGCGATGCTCACCACGGTGAACACCGCGCCCATTTTCAGGTTCTGCACCAGCGTCGTCTGCAGCCCGAAGACCGGGAAGATCAGGATCTGCGTCACCACCGCGACGCCGTACCCGACGGCGACGTTGGCGACGGACTCCACGAGCGACATGGTGCGCGACTGCTTCATGCCATCGTCCCTTCATCCATCGGCCAGCAGTTCAGCCGCGAGAGTTCGGATCGCATGCGCCGCAACCAGCGGCACCACTCCGTTTCCACAGAGCCGAAGCCGGTCCACCCGGTGGGCCAGCCCATCAGCGCCTCGACGAACAGCGGGTTCAAGGTCCGGCGCGGCTCGGAGGTATCTCTCCCAGCCATCGGCGTCACCAGGACCTGGCGGCCAAGCAGGCCGTTCACCGGCGTGTTCGTGAGACTCGTTGCTCCGTCCTTGTGATCGCGCGCCGTCGGCGTCATCCACAGGCAGCTGGCATGGGTCAGGTCCGCTGTCTTGCGATTGCCCGCGCTCGGTTTGCAGCCGTCGTTCGCCATCGGCGTCGGCCAGTCCCGCGCCAGGCGGTCCAGACCCTTTTCGTCCTTTCGGTCCCCGCCTCGGCTGCGGAAACTGTCGGTCTGAGGCGTCGGCCACATCCGCAGCATCTCCGTTCGGTTTCCGCCACTCGAACGGGTCCCGGAGCAGGCGCGCGGGGTCGGCCAGGTCGTCATCCTCGCGAATGGCGAGGATGAACAGCCGTTCGCGCTTGTGGGGCGCACCGACCTCCGCCGCCGTGAAGAGGCCCGCCGCAAGGCGGTAGCCCATGCCGACCAGTCCTGCGGCGACCTCGGGGAATCCGAGGCGGAGATGATGGGCGACATTCTCGAGGAAGACGAAGGGCGGCTCGACCTCGCCGACGATGCGGGCGACATGCGGCCAGAGGTGACGCGGATCCTCCGCGCCGAGGCGCTTGCCTGCAACGCTGAACGGCTGGCACGGATAGCCTGCAGTGACGATGTCCACCGCGCCGCGCCACGGGCCGCCGTCGAAGGTTCCAACGTCGTCCCAGACAGGTGCCGGACCCAGGGCCGCGTCTTCCATCCGCGCCACGAGAATGGCTGCGGCGTAGGTTTCCCGTTCGACATGGCCCACAGCACGATATCCGGGGATGGCGATGGTGAGCCCGAGGTCGAGCCCGCCTGCGCCGGAGCAGAGCGAGAGGCCGAACAGGCATGCGTCTCCGTCCCCCGAAGCGCTTCCGGGGGGATATAGAGCCAGGTCATGCACGGCCTCAGCGTCGCGCGTCCGCCAGCGCGGCAAGGGTCTCGGGAGAGCCGTCCAGCACGGCCGCCTTGCCCGTGAACTGCTGCCACCGGGTCACGGCGACGTCGACATAGGCCGGATTCAGTTCGATGCCGAGGCAGACCCGCCCGGTGGTCTCGGCCGCGATCAACGTGGTGCCCGAACCCATGAACGGCTCGTAGACGGCCTGACCCGGACTAGAGTTGTTGACCATCGGCCGGCGCATGCACTCGACCGGCTTCTGCGTGCCATGGGCCGTCTCGGCATCCTGATCCCTGCTGGCGATGCGCCACAGCGTGGTCTGCTTGCGGTCCCCGGCCCAGTGCCCCTTGCCGGTCTTCCTGACGGCGTACCAGCACGGCTCGTGCTGCCAGTGATAGTCGCCGCGGCTGAGAACCAGCCGATCCTTCGCCCAGACGATCTGGGAGCGGATACTGAAGCCGGTGGCTTCGAGACTGTCCGCCACGGTCGCCGCATGCAACGCCCCGTGCCACACATAGGCGACGTCGCCAGGGAACAGCGCCCAGGCTTCGCGCCAATCGGCGCGGTCGTCGTTCAAAACCTTGCCTGTGCGCCGGGTCGCAGCGACCCCGGCCTTGTTGCGCCATGCTGGATCGTAGTCGACGCCGTATGGCGGATCGGTGACCATTAGCAGGGGCTTCACGCCGGCCAAGACACGCTCCACGTCGCCCGCCGTCGTGGCGTCGCCGCACAGCAGGCGGTGCGGTCCGAGGATCCAGAGGTCGCCCGGCCGACTGACCGGCTCCTCCGGGGTCTCCGGAACCTCGTCCTCGCCCTCGCGGGGGCCAGCCTCGGCCTCGATGGTCTCAGCGAGTAGCCGATCGAGTTCGCCATCGGCGATGCCGATCAGCGAGAGATCGAAATCCTCGGCCAGCAGGTCCCGCAGCTCTGCCGAGAGCAGCGCCTCGTCCCAGCCGCCCATCTCCGTGAGCTTGTTGTCGGCGATCCGGTACGCTCGCCGCTGAGCCTCGGTCAGATGACCGAGCACGATCACCGGTGCTTCAGTCAGCCCAAGCTGCGTCGCCGCCAGGATGCGCCCATGGCCGGCGATCACCTCGCCGTCCTCGGCGACGAGCACCGGAACCGTCCAGCCAAACTCCGCCATGCTGGCGGCGATCTTCGCGACCTGGTCGTCCCCGTGCGTCTTGGCGTTCTGCGCATAAGGCTTAAGCCGGTCGAGCGGCCAGGTCTCGATCGCGTCGGGCGCGAAGCTGAGCATCATGAACGATCCTGTTCGAGCGACGCCGGAAGCCGGGGCCGGAGTCCATCACTGGATCCGGCGCTGGACTCCGTCGGGGTCCACCGGCATCCACCTGAGCGTCGGCAGAAGGTTTTGATTTATTGAAGATATCGGGGCGCGGCGGCCGGGGTGGACTCCGGGTGGCTTCCCAAAAATCCGGCCCTGTCGCTGGCGAAATGCCGCGCTTCGCCCGCCAGCATACGATTTCCGCCAGGAAGGACCCGCGAACTCGTATGATCAGGCGATGCTGGCGTGAACGGGCATCGATCCATAACGAAAGGATCAGTGTGGAACCTTTACTTGGATCGGTTCCAACGAAAGGATCCGTGCGCTCGTGATCGCGACGCGCGCGCCTCTCCCGAGGATAGCCAGAATTTACCCAAGAACCGGGGTTTTCGTCTTTTCGAAAAGTGTCCGGCGGACACTTTCCGCTCCGCTTCCCGAGCTTGCGATCACTCGCCGAGGATCGCCCGCAGATCTTTCATCAGCAGGAAGAGATGATAAGGGTCGGTCGGACTCGGGTCGAAATCGAATTGCTCGTACCAAGCACGCGCTTCATCGTCCTTGGCATGAACGAGCAGTGCTCGGATGCCTGCAATGTCTGCCGCTTCAGCCGTGCGCAACAGTGCATCTTTGAGCAACGCCTTGCCCAGCCCCTTTCTATGCTCGGATCGGTCAATGGCAAGACGAGCGAGGAGCATCACTGGGATCGGATGACGGGCAAGCCCTTTGCCGACACGACCGGGAGCGTCGGCATGTTCGACGGCGCCGACCGCGAGGCTGTAGTAGCCCACAACACGCTGCTCGCCGCGGCAGACGACATAGGTCTGAGCGCTGCCCGCTTTCTGGTTGACCAGAGCGTGGCGTTGCAGGAAGCGGTCGAGAGGTTCCTTGCCGGAATTGAACGCATCGAGGTCGTGAGAGGCATCGAGCTTTTTGACGGCAGAGAACGCTTTGTTCTCCGCCGTCACTCAAGCACGCTCTTCTCGGCAAGCAGTTTGGCGAGGCGCGGCTTGCTCTGGACGGGACGATCGAGAACATCCTGAAAAGCTTGCCACTGGGCATCATCCAGCCGGAACATACGCCGATCGACGAGCGCTTCCTCGGCGGCATGAATGCCCGCCTCAAGCAGGAACTCCGTCACGTTCTTGTGCGAAAACGTGGCTGCACGCTGCAGCAGCGCCTTCATGGTCGGCGTGGTGCGCACTTCGATACGTTCGGACTTAGCTTCGGCTACGGACATGGCTGATCTCCTGTCCCAATTTCTATATCATACGGACAACGTACGGACAAGAAGTTAATTGGGATGGCTGGTCGGGTCCTCGCAAGCCCCTTTGACCATCTCAATCACATAGCGCCGCGATCGGAGCCGGGGGACTTTACGACGGTTCAGCCGCCACGCGATCACGCAGAGCGCATAGAGCCAGTGCTCGTGCGCCGCCGACCGCTGCAATCCGACGGTCCAGCAGATGGTTTTCCATCGCTCGCCGTAGGCGCGCAACCAGACGATCTTGCCGTCGATCGGATCCAGTCCCACCGTCCAGGTCAGCGTCTCCTCCATCCGGCTGATCGCCGCCGGCGATGGCACGACGCGCATCGGCCTCGGCTCCTGCCCGACCTTGTCGGCGAAGCTGTGAATGATCTCCGGCCAGACGTTGAAGTAGCCCTGCCGGCGGGGTTCCGGCAATCGTTTCAGAACCGATGCGGCTTCCGCCAGCCGCTCCTCGACCAAGCTCGGCGTCCACTTCACAGCACGCCTCCTCGGGTCTCCATCGCCCAGAGCAGGATGGCGATGGCGTCGGCCTCGTTGTCGTCAGCGGGCTGGAAGCCCCGCTGGCGAATGGCAGCGAGCACGGCATCCTTGCCGGCGTTGCCCTTGCCCGTGGCGAAGCGCTTGATCGTACCGACGGGCACGCCCTGGTAGGCGACGCCCTCACTCTCACACCAGGCGCTCAGGGTGGCGAGGAAGCCGCCGTAGAGATGTGCGGCATCAGTGCCGACATGTCGCCGGACCTCCTCGAAGTAGACCGAGGCCAGGCCGCCACAGTCGTTCGCCAACTGGTCGAGCCAGCGCTGGAAACGCAGGTACCGCATGCCGCCGCCATCGAAGCGGCCGGAGCGGAAGCTGGCGGTTCCGCTGTGCACGATCCCGCCCGCC